AAGGGATGACATCATCGCAAAGATTGGATCTAATGCTTGGTATAGATTACACGGTACATTAGATTACGCTTGGATTGCACTAGTCACTATTGGATTGATCGTTTGTCCTAACAGACTGAATCATATAGCAGCACTAGCAGTCTTTTGGATAGGTTCTTTCTCAGTATTCTATCTACCTAGATGGAAGAGACGCAGGAGATAAATAAAACTGGTTCGAGATGGATCATTGGGGGGTGCTTGACACCCTCCTTTTTTATGCTATACTATATTTGTAAGGCAAGGACGCTTGTTTTACTGGGAGTGACTGAATAACCCTGTTGGAATTAGGCGGGGTAATGTAAACGGTCAGGGGTGGTGCCCGCTTCTTCGGAAGAACTTCTTACCAGAAGGACTGTTGTTGTTATGTACTAATTTTCGCACTAGCGATTCCCATAACTTGTAGGTATAATGTATTCCTACCTCCCACCCAACCTTACATATCAGGTCTATGAATATCTTCGTTACTGATCCTGATCCAATAGCATCTGCCAGAGTTTTACCTGACAAGCACATTGTCAAAATGCCCTTAGAAACCTGTCAGATGCTTTCTATTGTCGCATCAGAGAAGTGGGGTCACGGTTTCGGTGACCTACCAAAACTTGACGGTACTCCTTACAAGACAGACAAGGGTGCCTTTCGTAATCATCCCTGTACAGTATGGGCAAACAGTTTTGTACTCAACTGGCGATGGTTAATCACTCACGGTCTTGCACTTTGCAATGAATACACTCTTCGCTATGGTAAAATTCATTCGTGTCAATCTACTATCGAACACGCACGTAAGATATTTCCTTGTGGCGATCCTACTGGCAGGAGTGGCAAGCATCCTACACCCTTCGCAAGAGCGATGTACGATGAATTCAAACACGACCAGTCAATAGATACATTCACTGCATATAAAAGGTATATCGCTGCAAAACCTTGGGTCAAAGATAACTATCTTAGAATCCCAGAACGTAAACCAGATTGGGTTTGATAAATAATTAAAAATCTGCACCCGAAATGGCAAACAAAGGGTTACAATTTGAACACGCAGTGATGTACTCGGCAACGAGTAAGATAATTAACAAGAGTGCTCAGAACCAAAAAGACTTTGAACAAGCAGCAGGACGAATCAACGCTATCTCTGGCGACATTCGTGCTGCTGCTGATCGCATTGTTGAGTCAATGGCACCATCAGGTAATAATATTGAAGCGAGGCAAACATACTACAAGTCATTTGAAAAAATGTCTGGTGGTGGAGAAGAACCTAAGACTGACGTCAAGTTTAAGTCAGGTGGTACGACCTACCTATGCTCTATGAAATGGGGTAAATCGTATCAGTTAACATCTGCAGGTATTGATAAGTCAACTGCAGTGTTTCAAAAAGTATTAGCAAAGACTGCTAAGGATTGTGGAGGTGGTGCAACTGATGCACAGACACTTGGATACCTACAACTAATCCTTGAGAAGATCAACAACAAATGTGAGAACGCAAAAGGAACTGTAGATCAACCTACTGCTAAAAAGATACTAAGTGATATAAAAAAGGCAGGTGGATTGAATGAACAGTTACAAGAAGTGTTAGGTTCAAAGAAGAAACCTGATGGTGCTGCTGCATATGATTGTTTCAAGTATAATTTGACACACGAATGTATGACAGGTGCTTTGTTATTCAATGGTGATGAAAGATCAGCAACACATATACTGACAGAGACAGGTGTAAAACCTATAGATGAGAAGGCAGTCAGAGACGTGATGAAACAGGCAGGTGTCAGGATGGCATTGAAGGGCAGAGGTAAGGACAAAGTTACAGGTGTCCGTCAGAATGCCATTGTGATTCGATACGAGGTATAATATAGGTATGGCAAAGCAGAATACACACCTCGAACACCTTGAGGATGACATTCTAAACCAAGGTTCTAAAGGAGGATTCAACGCTATAGCATTCCTCAGAGAACTTGGTAAGATGCTGACTGAACCACAGTCTGCAGTTAATATTACAACTAAGTGGGACGGTGCCCCTGCTGTCATTTGTGGTAAACATCCCTCAACTGGCAGGTTTTTTGTTGGAACCAAGGGTGTGTTTGCTAAGATGCCAAAGATTTGTGTGAGTGATGCTGATGTAGATGAGTTCTACAGTGGTGAACTAGCAAAAAAATTAAAGATGTGCTTGCGTCTCCTTCCTCAACTACCTATCAATGGTGTAGTACAGGGTGATCTATTGTTCACAAAGGGTGATGTCACTACAAAAGTTATGGGTAAGCAAAAGTGTCATACTTTTATGCCTAATACCATCACCTATGCTGTACCTGTAGACACTCCTATGGGTAAGAAAGTATCAAGAAGTTCTCTCGGTATTGTATTCCATACATCATATACAGGTGGTCCTACTCTAAGAGATATGACCCCTGGTTTTGGTGTAAATGTGACCAAGATGCAGGCAGCACCTAACGTAGCAGTATTCTCTTCAGACTTTACTGACGCGACAGGTTCATCTGTATTCAAACCTGCAGATAAAAGCAAGTATGATCTTCTAGTCAACCGTGCTGAAGGTTCTCTCAAGCAAGCATCAAGATTTCTAGACATCCTACAAGATAAAGGAGAAGGAAAGTTTATGCTCTCTGCTATGTTCAAAGTATATTTCAACTCATTCATCCGTACTGGTAAACCTATTGTCAATGCACAGGCAGTTGCTGTAGGTTTCAATAAATTCTATACCGCAGCACTAGACAAAGAGATCTCTATGAAGAAAACAGATACAACTAAGAAAAAATATGAGACTATTAAACAGAATGGTCTTAGATTCTTGAAGCAAAATGCACGTGCTGTCTATATGACTGTCGCATCTTATATGAATCTGATCGCTGCAAAGACTGTAGTCATCAAACAACTTGGAAAAGTGCAGGACATTGGTACATATATCAAGACTGATAATGGTTATAGGGTAACTGCACCAGAGGGTTTTGTTGCAATCAAATCAGGTTCTGCACTCAAACTTGTAGACCGTTTGGAGTTCTCTAGAGCGAATTTCACAGTAGAAAAAAATTGGGGTTGATAAATAGATATGGAAAACACCAGTATATCAATGAAGTTCAGTCAGTTTATAACTGAGGCACGCACCGCTGCAGGTGAAGTTGCTGCTAAGAGAGGACTCCAACACGTCGGACACGGATACTATGCTGACAGGCAGGGTAATATCGTTGCGAAGTCTGAAGGAGGAAATCGTTTGGTGCCTGTATCTCCTGATGAGGCAGCAAAAGCACAACAAGGTGCTGAACAGGGTGCAGCAGAAGACGAGCATATCAATAGTGGTGAAGGTTTAGGACATATTGCTCTAACCTTTGGACGTTTCAATCCTCCTACTGTTGGTCACGAGAAACTACTGGACACTGTATCTGAACAGAACGCTGACAACTATAGAATCTATCCATCACGTACTGTGGATCCTAAAAAGAACCCACTAGAACCTGATGTTAAGATTGATTTTATGACAAAGATGTTCCCCAAACATTCTGATGCTATTGTCAACGATGGTGATATGTCTAACATCTTCAATGTACTTTCCAACCTTAACCAAGAGGGTTACTCAGGTGTAACTATGGTTGTTGGTTCTGATCGTGTATCAGAATTCAAGTCATTACTTGAGAAGTATAACGGTCAGGCATATGAGTTTGAAGAACTCAATGTTATTTCTGCAGGAGAAAGAGATCCTGATGCAGATGGTGTAGAAGGTATGAGTGCATCTAAGATGCGAGCATTCGCAGCGTCAGGTGACTTAGAAAGTTTTGCCCAAGGAGTTCCATCGTCAGCAAAGAAAATTGCTGAGCAACTAATGATGGAAGTCAGAGCGGGTATGGGTATTCAAGAACAGGAACAGGAGGAAGAGGTTGCAGAACTTTGGGACATCGCTCCTAAACTTGATGCAGAGAACCTCCGTGAAGCGTTCTTTGAAGATAAAGTCTTTTCTGTTGGTTCTATTGTTGAACATCTGGACACAGGTGTCAGAGGAACTATCGTCAAGAAAGGAACAAATTATGTAATCTTTGAAACACCAGAAAAATATAAATTTAATGTCTGGTTAACTTCCATTATGGAAGTGAAGGAACTGCATAAGTCAGCAGACGATGGCAGTGGTAACGACTGGAAGGTCGGCACTGATACATATAGACACGCGGTTCAGGCAATGACCCCTGGACAGATGGTCAAAAAGTTCAGTGACTTCAGAAAAATAGGGTCAACTAAATAGTATTACGCAAATTTTCGACAGATGGATTTAGAAATTACTTCGAAACTGCTGAAGTATTCACCTTCAGACGTACAATCAGTTACTTACGTTGTTGAGTACGCAGAACATAACTACGAGGGAGAGGCACGTGATGCCTATCTCGCGAAGCGTCTTGTCACTCCAACAGAGAAGGCAATCGCTGAAGTTATTATCGAAGGCAAGAAAGGTCTTTGGGCAAATATTCACGCTAAGCGTAAGCGTGGAGAGGCACCTGCTAAGAAAGGTGACAAGGATTACCCCAAGACTCTTAACATTGAGCATCATCAAAAGGATGCTAATGGTAAAGTTATCGAGCACGATGACGAGGCACCTGGAACTCCTGCTAGTGTAGAGGAGCAAAAGGCACCACGTATGCAGAAAGGCGCGATGGCATATGACGGTCCTAACAAGGCAGCATCTGAAGCAAGAGATAGAATTCTTGCTAAGACAAAAGCATTGAGAGCGAAGGCGAAAGCAAAGACTCAATCTGAGGCGCTTGAGATGACCAAGAAAGAGTATGATAAAATTCACAAAGATTTTAAGTCTGACGATCCTAAGAATCCAAGAACTACTAAGTATGTCCCAGGCAAGGGTACAGTATCAATGCCTGTGAAGTTCAAGGAGCAGGTCTCTGCGAATGCAGCAACACTTAATATGAAACCAAGTGCTGCATCTCCTAAGATCGATACACCTAAAGAGAAGGAGTCAACAACAGATCCTTGCTGCGATAACCAGAGAACAATCAAAGCAAAGGGTGTAACTCCTAAGACTCAGGTGGAAGAACAAAAAGGTAAAGGCAGTCTTAAACAAGCACGTAAGAACGTCGGAGCATCTACCTGTTGGGACGGTTACGTTGCTAAAGGCACCAAGATGAAGAACGGAAAACAAGTTCCTAATTGTGTCAAAGAAAGCGAGGAATGGGTATGGGATGTCGTTGATGAACTCGGAGATGAGTTTGACAACCTTACCGAACAAGATCTACAAGATGTTGTAGTAGAAGCACTCTTAGATTTTGATACACAAGAAAATCTATTTGAAGCAATCGACATCATCGATGACGGATGTGAGTTGTTAACAGAGGCACCATCAAAAGACTCAGCGTTTCCTAACGTTGCAGTTCAAGCACCTAGGGGTGGATCAAAACCAACCCGTGCTTCAAGAGTAGACAGACTTAAGTCTGCTGCTAAGAAAGCAGGTGGAGTGGTTAGAAAAGGACTAGCAAAAGCAGGTTCTGCTGCTAAAGCAGGAGCAAAGGCAGGTGCTAAGGGAGCAGTTCGTGGTGCAGGTTATGCATCAGGTCTTGCACAACGTGCAGCATCTTCTGCTAAGTCTGAATTCTCCAAAGGTAGAGAGCGTGGTCTAAGAGGTTCATCATCTGGTGGATCTTCTAGTGGATCATCGTCCTCTGGTGGTGGTTCATCTTCTGGTGGATCATCATCTGGTGGTTCATCAGGTGGAGGAGGATCCTACTCAGGTGGATCATCTTCTGGATCTTCAAGTTCCTCGGGTACCTCAGGTGGTACACAGAAAAAATCTGGTCCTTCATTGCTAAGTCGTGCTGCAGGTGCAGTCGGCAGAGGTTTGAAGCGTGCTGTTAAAGGTGGCGCTAACCTAGCAAAGAAAGCAGTTGGTAAAACATCAAGAGCAATCTCTAAAGGATCTGACAAACTTGCAAGGAAACTCGGAGAATCTATGGCAGAATCAAAAACAGACAAGGTACGTCGTATCTTGAAACTACAGCAGGAAACTCTTGAACACGATAGAGCACACGCAAAAGATGCTAGTGCTGCGGGTTGGAGAGAGAGACTTGCGTACACAAAATTTGTTATGGAAGAACCAAGTGCAGAACAACTCAAGAAGAGAGAAGTTCTAAAACAAACTAAGGAACTTACTAACAAAGGTAAGCACAAGGAAGCGTCTGAAATGTTCAAGAAGCACTTCCCTAACTTTGGTAAATAGTAATGCCTAAAAAAACAAAAATCATTATCAACCCCAAGAAGGAAGAACTGATGAAGGAAACCATCCGCCAACTTCTTCAGGCAGAACTCGCTGACCTGAAAGAACAATCCAAAAAGAAACTAGATCCTGTCGGTAAAGAAGACAAGGATATTGACAACGACGGTGACCACGATAAGTCAGATAAGTATCTGCTCAATCGTAGAAAGACTGTCGCTAAAGCAATGGGTAAGAAAACCCACATCTGTGCTAAGTATGTTGAGCATACTGAGTATGGTCTTTGCTACACAATTCCTGAGGCACACACCTTGGTTGAGAAGGCAGACCATAGCGATGGATGCACTCACGAAGTAACTCACTACGACATCGTGGATGAGTCAGAACAAATGCATAGCAACATTCCTGTTGAAGATCTTAACGTTCTTGTCCAAGAAATGCATAAGCACTAATGAAATCTTTCAAAGAGTACATTACAGAGTTGAATCGTTACGAGAAAGAGACTGGTAAATCTACTGGTCCTAGTCACGGGCGTACTGGTGTCAACACTCCTAAGGCAGGCACACCCACTAAGAAGGGTGGATCTGGTAAGGACTCTCCTATCGCTTCCGTCAAAAGGATGGTAAGGAAGATGCAAGGTGGAGAAGTTGGTCAGATGAAGAAACAGAAAGGTGCAAAGTCAACTGCAGGTACTGGCAAGTACAAGGCAATGGCAGACAGGCGCAAGAATCAAAAAGATACCACTGCTGCAGATGCTAAGAAACGCGGATTCAAATCTACTAGGGATTACGTGAACACTATGGCACGTTACGGTGGTAAAGATAACTATGATAGAGGACGCGGATTAGGATCATAAGCACCTATATAGTGATAGGTACGTTTCATTAATTATGGTTAAATTCCTTCTTCCATTTGCAATTAAAATCATCGAGTCAGCAGTCGATAAGATTCCTGACAATCTAGATGAACTAATCAAGAAATTGATCGTGAGTCTAGCAAAGAAAGCAGTATCAAGAACTGACAACACAGTTGATGATCAACTCGTGGCAGCACTTGAGAAAGCATTACTCTCACCTGAGGGTTAATAGTCTCAGACACTAGGGACCTACGGGTCCCTTTCGTGTTTGTATAAATAAAATATAGGAAACACAACGTTCACGGAGTAAAATCAAGATGGCCATTCTGGGCAAAATCGACGCAGCAACGTTCTCCAATAATGTCGCGGTCACAAATGGTGACGCAACTGTTACCAAGAATGCTGCCGACACTGTTGTTGTCGGTGATGTTCTCGAATTGGCAAACGTCGCATACATCGTCAAACAAGTTACATCTACAACTGCAATCGAATTGCACAAAGCATATGCAGGTAGCACTAACGCTACATTGTCTGGTGCTGTAAGGAGAACTCCTCCTAAGGCAGTTGCAGAGTTTGTAGTTAAAGGTGGAGATAGTATTTCAGACTATCAACTTATCTTTGTTGATACTACTGAAGATGGTATCGCATCTAACAAGTCACGTGGTATCGACGGACCTGGATGGTGGTTGTATAGAACATACAACACAGCAGCAGGAACTACACGTCACAAGGCAGAGAAACTTGCAGCACTTAGAGTTGCAGCAGCAACATCTGGTGACGACTCTGATGATACAGTGGCAGCAGACGTGCTCGAAACAATCACAATCGGCACTCAACCTTCCAACCAGACTACATCTTCTGGTGCAGCAACCTTTACTGTTGCAGCAACTGTGGATCAGTCAGGTACTATCACTTATCAGTGGCAGAAAAGAACTTCTTCATCTGGAAGATTCAGTAATGTATCTGGTGCAACCAGTGCATCTCTTGTCCTTTCAGGTCAATTAGCAGCGAATGACGGCAACCAGTACAGAGTTAAAGTTAACTCAAGCAAGGGTGCTGCTGAAGTTGTAAGTAGCATTGCTACTCTAACCTTCGGTTCATAATAACCAACCACCTTTGTTATGTTTGAAAATTTGAATACACTCACAGCGGACAACTTTATGATGTTCGCTATGAAACACTACGATAATCCCCAGTCAGTTACATATGATGATTTCCTTGAGGATATGATGCGCTTCAAATACTTGAAGCGTCTCTTTGGGAGATACATCAAGACTGGGGTTCTTCGTAACCATCTTATACTGAATCATTTGATCGTACTATTCAATGTGTTCGGGGAAGCAACAGTACCTTTGTTAGTTTACAAAGTTGACAAACAGTATTGGGACATCCTTAAAACATATTTGGTGTACTTAAACAGATACCCTGAGACAGGATGTGGGACATTAGATTATGTAGAAATTGATCCTGTAATAAGCAAACAGTTGAGAGACCTCTGATGCCTGCTAAATCAAAAGCACAAAGAAAATTTATGGGGATGGTACGTGCCACCCAGAAAGGTGAGATGAAGAACCCGTCTCCCGAATTGAAACGTGCTGCAGGTGATATGTCTGCAAAGGCAGTCAACAAGTATGCAAAAACAAAAGAAAAGAATTTACCAGACAAAGTAGAAGAGTCAGTACAGAATAATAAAGTTGATTTAGTATTGAAGACAGGTGTTAATAACGTTCTTAAGCAAGACAACAAAGATTACGACAGAGGACTGCTCGCACAGGTCAACAAAGATGGCAGTTATGATGTAGCATATTGGTACGATAAGTATGAGAAGTATCCTGTCGAGGTTGTAATCGATGGCAAGACTTGTGCCAAGGATGCCAAAAATATTCACATCAAGTATCATCCTGAGTTGAAGAACGATGATAAAGAGGAAGCGAAAGAAGATATGAAAGAGTACGTGGGTGGTACTATGGGTTATGGTGCTGTGATTTCAAATGGAATCCCTGGAGCACAGTCACATAGCAACACAAGACAAGGCAAGATTACTAAGAAAGATAAGAAAAAGAAATTTGCTGAAGAGATCCTACGACTACAGTATGAGGCAAGAGTAGAATACACAGGACCAAACAAAGACGAAAGAAAACAGATCAAGAAACTTGATAACAAAAAGTTTGCTGCCAAACTAGCAGACTATGAAAAGAATATGGATCCTAAGAAACGTCAGGCACTTAGAGATAAAGCAACTAAGGGTATGAAGTTTGTGCACGAAGAAGGTGCTCCTACTATGAACACAGGTTCTACTGCAGGTGCAGCAGGATTCTCAAGTGAGTCAGAGGCAGACGGACCTACTGCAGGTTTGGATGAACCATTGGGAGGAACAAGGAAACTGAGAGGCAGGGGTGCTGTGTCAGGAAAGAAGAAAAAGTTCAAGTGTAAAAAAGCACCCGATGGTATAAATAAAGTATGTGAATCCACTGAGGCAAAATACCTATCGTTCTTGGTTCAGATGGATGATGTTGAGTTTATATTTAATGGCAAGTCGCCCGCAGATGTCAAGATACGACTGAGAAAAATTTATCGTCCTGAGAGATTGAAAGGAATCAAGATCACTAGAATGCTTCCTGCTCAGGTTATGCATTATTATTGGGAGAAACGTCAAGCAGCAATGTAATGTCTGATATTAACACCGCAATTATTGAACGTCTCGAACGTGTTGTGGACTCACTACAGGAGAACTCTGTAAAGATGGGTCAACTTCTTGCTGTGCATAATGAGAAACTGAGTAAGCAAGATGAGGTAGATACTATCTTGTTTGAAAAGATAGATAGGATACACGCAGACATTAATAGAGAGACCGATGCAATCAAGAAAGGATGTGAGAGAGACATCCGTCTGGTTGACAATAGACTGCGTGCTATTGAAAAGAAAATGTGGACCATAGCAGGTTCCCTTACAGTAATCAGTGTCCTCCTCTCACCCATAGGTCAACGAGTTTTTGGTCCTATGTTGACAGGCGGTCAGGAATCAAGTATCATTAGAAGCGTCGAGTCCGAACGCTTGGGATGAGTTTTATTGATATTAAGTATGCTCGCATCGTTGGCAGCAGACTTGATAAGTTCAAAGAAAAAAAATCAACCCTCTACAACTTCAGATGCCCCTACTGTGGAGACTCACAGAAGCAAGCATCTAAGGCGAGAGGGTATTTCTTTACCAAACAGAATGACATTATCTTTAAGTGTCATAACTGTGGGGTAGGGAGAACCCTTGGGAACTTCCTCAAGGACCAAGCACGCGACATATACGATGAGTATGTTATAGAAAGATACAAGGGTGGTTTGACAGGCAAAAGGACAAGGGTTGCTAACCCAAATCCTGATGTGTTCAAGTCCAAACCAGTATTTAATACAGGCAGTAACCTCCCACGTATTTCTAGTCTAAATACAGAACATCCCGCTAGGACGTACCTTGAACAAAGAGGCATTACAGGGTCGAAACTTGACCGTATTTACTATGCCGATAAGTTCAAAGAGTACATCAACTCGCAGAAACATACATTTGACAACCTCCAGAATGATAGACCTCGTATCATCATTCCACTAATTGACAAAGAAGGAAATTGGTTTGGTGTGCAGGGTAGATCCCTAATGCCAAATGCTAGACTTCGCTACATTACTATTCTTTATGATGAATCAAAACTTAAAGTATTCGGGCAGGACAAACTCGACACTAGCAGAACCGTCTACCTCGTGGAGGGACCGTTTGATTCCCTCTTCTTGGAAAACAGTGCTGCTATGTGTGGGTCCGATCTTGATCCTCGGTCGTGTGGTTGGCGCGATTGTGTTTTTGTTTTTGATAACGAACCGCGTAACAAACAAATCACCGATAGAATCTCCACCACTATCGACAGAGGTTACAAGGTAGTGATCTTTCCATCAGAGATTCAACAAAAAGATCTCAATGATATGGTCCTTGGTGGACACGACGTACAAAAACTGGTAGAATCAAATACTTACCACGGTTTACAAGCAAAACTTAAACTCTCTCAATGGAAGAAAGTATGAACGTAATTAAAAGAGACGGCACTGCTGTCCCTCTCAACCTAGACAAAGTGCATAAAATGGTTGAGTTAGCGTGTGAAGGTCTTACAGGTGTAAGCGAATCACAAGTTGAAATGAATGCAAATATTCAATTCTTTGAAGGTATCAAGACCTCAGAGATTCAAGAGATCCTTATCAGGTCAGCAAGTGATCTGATCAGTATGGATACACCCAACTATCAATACGTTGCTGCACGTCTTCTATTGTTTGATGTTCGCAAGCAGGTATTCCCTGAGTGGGCAGACGAGATTGGATACCCACACCTCCACGATCACGTACAACGTTGCGCTGAGGCAGGAGTGTATGACGCTGCCATTCTAAATAAATATAGTCCGCCAGAGTGGGACCTGCTCAACAGTTTTATTGACCACGAAAGATGTATGGGGTTCACCTATGCAGGTCTGAGACAGATTGTAGATAAGTATCTTGTACAGGATAGAAGCACTGGGATTCTCTATGAGACACCTCAGTATATGTACATTATGGTAGCAGCAACACTCTTCCAAGACTATCCAAAAAACAGTCGTTTAGAGTATGTACAACGCTACTACACAGCAACCTCCAAAGGAAAAATCAACCTCCCAACACCAGTCTTGGCAGGAGTTCGGACTCCGATGCGACAGTTTGCTTCTTGTGTTCTTGTTGATGTTGATGACACCCTCGATGGTATCTTTAGTAGTGATATGGCGATTGGCAAATATGTTGCACAACGTGCGGGTATCGGCATCAACGCAGGCAGGATCCGTGGTATCAACTCTAAGATCAGAGGCGGAGAGGTACAACACACAGGTGTGGTCCCCTTCCTTAAAAAGTTTGAATCAACTGTCAGATGCTGCACTCAAAACGGCATCCGAGGTGGTTCTGCTACAGTCCACTTTCCTATCTGGCATCAGGAAATCGAAGACATCCTCGTCCTCAAAAACAACAAAGGAACCGAAGACAACAGAGTCAGGAAACTAGACTACAGTATTCAAATTAGTAAACTATTCTACGAGAGGTTTATTCAAGGTGAAACAATCTCCCTATTCTCTCCTCACGACGTTCCTGGTCTTTATGATGCCTTTGGGACTGATGATTTTGATCTACTTTACACCAAGTACGAACAGGATAAATCGATCCCTAGAAGGACTGTCTCCGCCAACGAGATTATCCTCTCCTTACTAAAAGAAAGAGCAGAGACTGGTCGTATTTACATTATGAATATCGACCACTGTAACAGTCACAGTTCGTTCAAAGACAAGGTTAATATGTCTAACCTATGTCAAGAGATTACACTGCCCACAGACCCGATTTCACACATCGATGACGATGGTGGAGAGATCGCATTGTGTATCCTATCTGCAATCAATGTAGGTAAACTTCGTAACCTCAATGAGATGGAGGAACTATGTGATCTTGCAGTCCGTGGACTAGAAGAACTTATTGATTATCAAAAGTATCCTGTGAAGGCAGCAGAGCGTTCTACTCTTGCACGTCGTTCACTTGGTGTTGGTTATATTGGTCTTGCACATTACCTTGCTAAGAATGGATTTAAGTATGATGATCAGGGTGCATATGACATCGTTCATCAACTAACTGAGTCCTTCCAATACAACCTTCTCAAGGCATCTAATGCTATTGCAATGGAGAAAGGACCGTGTGATGCATTCCAACACACAAAGTATGCAGATGGAATTTTTCCTATCGATACATATAAGAGTGAGGTAGATGAAATAACATCGGTAGAACTTGCTTATGATTGGGAAGGTCTTAGGAATTCTGTTAAAGAGCACGGTCTAAGACACAGTACACTGTCCGCTCAAATGCCAAGCGAGAGCAGTTCGGTAGTGTCAAATGCTACTAATGGAATTGAACCACCCAGAGATTATCTTTCTATTAAGAAATCAAAGAAAGGTCCACTTAAGCAAATTGTACCAGGGTTTCCATACCTAAAAAATAAATACACCCTCCTATGGGATATGCCTTCTAATGAAGGTTACATAAAAATTGTCGCCGTGATGCAAAAGTTCTTCGACCAAGCAATCTCAGGCAACTGGAGTTATAATCCAGGTAATTATGATAATAACGAAGTACCTTCTTCCGTTATGGCAATGGACCTATTGACAACCTACAAATACGGTTGGAAGACAAGTTACTATCATAACACTTATGATAATAAGAAAGATGGTGAAGAAGAACCAACCACATCAACATCACAAGTTGATCAACTAGTAAACGAACTTTTGGAGGCAGAGGAAGACTGTGACAGTTGCAAAGTTTAAGATCTCAACTGGTGGGAACGATCCACGACAGCGCAAAGGCATTGAGAACGTAACAGTTTTCAATCAAGCACAACACGACACAACAAAACAACCTATGTTCTTTGGACAACCCTTGGGTGTTCAGAGATACGACGGAGCAAAGTATCCAGTCTTTGATAGACTGACTAACTCCCAACTTGGTTTCTTCTGGAGACCCGAAGAGGTCTCACTTCAGAAGGACAGATCCGATTTTCAATCTTTATCTGATGCACAAAAACACATCTTCACATCAAACCTCAGATACCAGATCCTCCTTGACTCCGTACAAGGTCGTGGTCCTGGTCTTGCTTTCATTCCTTATTGCTCTCTACCCGAGTTAGAATCTGCTATGATTGCGTGGGAGTTTATGGAAATGATCCACTCTAGATCCTACACGTACATCATTAAAAATGTTTATGCAAACCCTGAGCAGATTTTTGATACTATTCTTGATGACGAGAAGATCATCGCTCGTGCCAAATCTGTTACTGAAGCGTATGATGAGTTCATCAACTTTGCTCAGCAATGGGGACAAGGTAACTGGTGGAAAGAAGGTTGGAGAGATTCACCGTCTGCATCTTGGGAGAAGAAAGAACTTAAGCGCAGACTTTATAGAGCAATTATGAATGTGAATATCCTTGAGGGTATTCGTTTCTATGTTTCATTTGCTTGTTCTTTTGGGTTCGGTGAACTCAAGAAGATGGAAGGATCTGCAAAGATCATTTCTCTTATTGCACGTGATGAGTCACAGCACCTTGTGATTACACAAAACATCATTAACAACTGGAGGAAAGGTGATGATCCTGATATGCTAGAGATCATCGACGAAGAGAAAGGTAACGTTATCGAGATGTTCGAGCGTTGCGTAAACGAAGAGAAAGACTGGGCAGAGTATCTATTCAAAGAAGGATCTATGATCGGACTCAATGCCAAACTTCTTACTCAGTATGTGAAATGGATCGCTAATAGAAGAATGAAAACTATTGGCATCGATCCAATCTATGATGTACCTGCTAGAAACAATCCTCTTCCTTGGACTAATCATTGGTTGAACTCTAAAGGTCAACAGAATGCACCACAGGAAACAGAGATTGAATCATATGTTGTTGGTGCAATCAAACAGGACATCAAGAAAGATACGTTCTCTGGATTCAAACTTTAACTATGTTTATTGGTGATGTCCCGACCTCTGTGTCGGAACCCATCAAGGCAAGACTATTGAATAGTCCTTATTGGCCTTGGTATATGATTACTGAAACCACAGGGTATGACCCTAAGTTCAACGATTCTATCCCCGATGAAATGTCGGGGGAGGATCCCCAATTTCAACACACAGTTGTAAACAACCACGGAGAAATCGCATCCCAACACGCTTGGGATATTGTGGTTGAACCACTGTGGAAATATATTCAAGAGAATTACGATGCTGAACTTGGAGACTTTGAAAAGTTCAGACGTATCAAGATCAATCTATTAACAAAGAAAGAGTCTAAGCATCTATACCACACACCACACGTTGATTATGATTTCCCTCATACAACGCTGTTGTATTATGTGAATGACTCGGATGGTCCTACCTTCTTCTTCAATGAGAAGTACGATGGGTCACGAAAGAAACTGACGCTGAAAGAAAAGATCGAACCACGTCAAGGTAGGTTTATTATCTTTGACGGTCATACTTTTCACGCAAGCAGTAATCCGCAGTACAACGATTACAGATGCATAATCAACTTAAATTACATCTCAAGTTCCTCAGGCAACTTAAGCGGGATCTTAAACGAGATAAAGGTATAGGTGTATCGAGAAGTTCATACCGTAACAACCGTTACAAAAAGAAAAATATTGCTAAATAGATCTGGGTATGCTAACATACCTTTACGTTCATCCTCTCATCAGAGTGGACGCAAGTAAGTCGCGGAACGGAGCGTTCATCCCACTATGTTAATGCACTTGTTGTTATTAATGTACACGGACATTCATTGTTCGGATGCCCTTGGAATTATCCAAAGAGTCGTGGACAATGATAGACTCAGCAACGCTGAGAAAGTCGAATTGGTACAGGTTATTCAAGAGGCAACTCCTGACTGTACTTGGGACGCATACGACTGAAGGAACGGGGCAAAAATCCCTACTACTTTGGAGTAAACCAATGACAACCATTACTTATCGTGGCGTCAAGTATGACGCTGAGCAGTACAAAGCAAAGGTACTTGCCGAGGCAGATCAAATTCGTAATCACGAAATGATGTACCGTGGAATTAAGGTCGAGCGTAAGTTCGCCTCCAAGTCCTAAGCAAGCAAATTTGTTGAGTTTAAGACCCTTCACAGGGTCTTTTTTTATGCTAGGATATATAATACAAGAAATTATGTGAGGTACTGCTGAATGAAGATCTTTTTAGATTGTTCAGACCCCGAACTTATCCAACACGCGATGGAGACTAACCTCATCGACGGTGTTACAACTAACCCTTCTCTTATGCTTAAGGCAGGGAGGAATCCAAGAGACGTTATTCAAGAGATCAGTGATCTATTCTCTTGGGATGCTTCAATTTCAGCAGAGGTTATGGGTGATACTGCTGAGGAAATGCTCGAAGCAGCAAACGAATATTTTAGTATTGCACCCAACGTTACTATCAAACTACCCTGCACACGTGAAGGATTGATCGCCTGTGGTGATCTGTCTGCAGATGGTATCAGTACAAACGTTACACTAATCTTCTCAGTCGCACAAGCGATCCTCGCTGCAAAGGCAGGAGCATCTATGATGTCTCCGTTTGTTGGCAGACTGAATGACAATTCTTTCTCAGGTATTGCACTGGTCCAAGCGATCTCTAGAGTCTATCGTTTGCATAACGTAGAGACTGAGATCCTCGCTGCATCTGTACGCGAAGTGAACCACGTAGCACGTTGCTTTGATGCAGGAGCAGACATTGTGACTATGCCATATGAAGTCTTCGAGAAAATGTACAAGCACATTCTCACACAGAATGGTCTTGAGAGGTTCGAGAACGACTGGGCAAAACTTCAAGAAGAATTACACATAGACGAATGAACATCTGGAAACAGAAAGTAAAAATTCCTGAGGTTGGCGAGGTCTTCGTGGAAGCGGAGACCAAGTTTCCTTGGGAAGTTAAGGGACATATTGAGCGTATCCTCAAATTAGACTATGGGGTTGACACATTTGATATAATAGGAGCACCAGAAAAAATTGGTACTCAAAAATGATTTACGTTAAAGCACTGCTGCTTTTCGGATTCATCAGTATTTTTTGTTATTGGGGTCTGACCTCAGCATATCCAACATCTTATGCATAAAAGAAATCTCAAAGTCTTAATAGAAGACATCGAAAGAGCACTGGCAGCATTAAAATCTGAAGTGTATTCAGACACTGCTGCATACAGTATAAGTAGTGATAGTGATAAGACTACTACTTACCTTGACATCAACGACGAAGACGGACTCTGCGATTGATTATGAAAACCCCTGGATTTTTAACGGACTCCCTTTTTTATCTGAGAGCATTGACAATAATTTCGGTTTTGTCTATCGGATTACAAATATTGAATCGGGTCGGGAATACATTGGAAGAAAATACTTCTGGCAGAAACGAAAACCTAGAGGTAAGAGTCGGAGAGTTACAAGTGAAAGCGACTGGAAAAAATACTACGGATCGTGTCCTGAACTTACTCTTGATGTTAAGCGACTTGGTAGAGATCGATTTAGAAGAGAGATCCTATCCCTACACCCCACCGTTGGACAGACAAACTTTGCAGAAACTAGAGAACTCTTCATTAGAGGTGTCCTTACCGAAGCAAGAGAGGATGGAACACCCCACTATTACAACTCCAACATTCTAGGACGGTACTACAGGAAAGATTATTTTCCGTACCCCTTGACAGAGGATCAAAAGTGATATATAGTATCACCTGTAGTTCACTCAAGAACAATGAACGACTATCTGGACGACTTTGCTTCAGACAATCTGTTTCTCAATTCTACAATGGAGATCTTGATTGATAAGATGCACGAGTATCTTGACAAGAATGAACTACACAAAGCAGAAATCATCGCAAGTAAGATCGCTGAACTAGACCAATAGTTTAGTTGGGTCAGTAGCACAGTGGATTAGTGCAACTGCCTTCTAAGCAGTCGGTCGCAGGTTCGAATCCTGCCTGACCCGTTCCCCTTATGGGGAGTTAGTCTAGTTCGAGGTAAACAAATGCCTATCAGTAAGAGTGATCTCTCATACTTGAGGGATGTTGTCAACGGAGATGTTGCGTTAGATCAGGAGAACCCCTGCCTTTTCCAACGTCTGTTCAAATATTATGAATCAAGTGGAGTCCAGTTCTTTGGAGACCCAGATGAGGACTATGAACTATTGGTTGACAATCTTGCTCTAGACATCGGGTTCACTTACTAAAGTGGCACACAGACCTCCGCAAGGGGGTCTTTTCATATGTTACGATAAGTTCAGTTGATTTTTAATTATGGATGTTGTTTTAGAACGGTTCCCATACCGTTACGTCACTTGTGGTTTACTTGAGATCAATGGTAAACCCGACTGCCGTATTCAAAAGTTTAATGAGTACACTCGTCGCTACAACGATATGTACTTCTGCGATAACCAAGATCAGATGATGCTTGCTATCGAAGATCCTGATTACACCAAGTGGTTAGACCCTGCAGGTGTACCGTGCTACGAAAATGACACAGTTTCGGTACAGAAATAACCGTATTTATATGGGGGGTTGACAGAAGTTTACAAAATGATATATAATTGTAACAGTTCTTAATAAACAAACAGGACGGACTTTCAAATGACCACTATCACAGAAGAAGGCGGACGCCAAAATATGTTCGCTAAAGAACCACCAATGAGGTTGGTTGACGTTTCAGTTACACACAATGAGAGAGCAGAATTGCTCAATGGAAGACTAGCAATGATTGGTCTTACAACTGGATTCATTTCCTACATTGCCACTGGTAATTTCTTCTTCTTTGGTATCCTTGGATTCTAAAGTTATGATTTATCAAATCACCTTCCTCTGTGTACTAGGTTACACAGCAATAAACGGACTACCTTTCGTATTTTCTTAATCACCCTATCGGAGAACTCAAATGACACCAGAAGCAGAAAGATTTAATGGTTGGGCAGCAATGCTCGGTTTCGTAGCAGCAGTCGGTGCTTACGC